TGATTAAACCTACTGCTGAATGGGATAGCGATTTTAAATTGTGGGTTATTGGAACATCTTATTGTCATTCAAGACAGTTCAAAGTAAATGAAGAACAGTATAAAATTCTTGCTACATATAACAATGCAGTTGAGAAAGTTATTCAATGTCATTCTGATTTATTTTCTTATGTAGAAAATAAGATGAAAAAACTTCGTTTAGGTTTGAAATCATACAGATACTACGACCAAGCTAAATCACTTGCAGATAAACTTGGAGTAGCTTTAAATGAGAGTATCTTAAATGAAAGTAGTTCAATGGCACTTTCTATTTATAGCCCTGAAAATTTGGCTAGTTTATTGGAAGATAAAGTTGAAATGACTAGAGAACAGAAAATTGCTATGTTTAGAAATAATCAGCAACAATCTGTAAATTAACTATTGACATGGTATCCTATTTAATATAGGATACCATTATGAAAGAAAGAGAGGTTAATATGTTTTACATAACATACTATTCAAACAAAGATAAAAAACACATAACTAGACGAGGCAAACATGATGACAAGTCTAGATTTGGTACAAACAAAAAAGGTGGCGCTTACTATGTCTATTATGACATGGACGCACACGGTTATAGGACTGCGTCAAAATCTTGGAAAGTGAGGCACTAATGGATTATAATTTAATTATGTATATTGGTGTAGGATTAATGGTAGGAGGCTTTGGACTGTTTATATTTTCTGAAATGAAGATAAGAGAAATTGACAGAAAGATAGCCGAGAATCAAAGATTCATTGACGCAATGATGAGGGTAAAGAAATGAGAAGTTCAACCCAATTTGATTATGATGAAATAAAAAAAGCTTGGCATAAATACTGTAATGAAGATTTAGAAACTTTTCATTATGGTTTTTATGTTGAGTTACAAAAAATAAATAATGAGAGGGATTAAAGGTCATAAGGTTTTAAGGACCAAGAAAGTTAAGACAAGTAATGGTCGCAGTATGTATGGTAATGGAGGAGTTGGCATATGGGATTATTTTTGTAATCATCAATGTTTAATGGATTACATGGCTAAACATACACAAGCTATAGTTAGTATTGCGCCAAGGACCGAGTGTCAAGAAACCCCAATAACAGACCCCAAGAAAGAAACAGTTCAAAGTAACTGGGGTAATTATTCTTATACTAATACTACCTTTGATATTATAGGGGTTGACAATGCTTGATTTATCCTATATGATATGGGATATGAAAACAGAAGAAAGAAGAAACAGATTCACAGGGGAACGAGAGTTCCTAACTGTGGAAGAAGCAGACATACATGACAAGGTATTTTATCACGAGGCATTAGAGCAATGGGATAAAATGCAGAAGTGCATTGATAAGTTTAGTAGGTTAAATCCTAAAGCTTATATGACTTTATTAGATTAATAGTTGTATGCAGTAAATGCATCAATCACAGGTTGTGCGCCGGGATACACAGACAACCGGCGCGCAGCCATAGAGGTACCAGACCCGATCCGGGTTTTGAAATTTTCCATAAAAAGGTTTTTTATTTTATATAAAAGGGGTCCCAGACCGAAGACTTTATGCTGTGTTTCGTAAATAAGTATGCTATAAATACTTTGCAAGGTTTCAAAATTAATCCTCAAAAATTTTGCAGAAAATTTTTTTGAAATGAAAATAGATAAAGAAAAACTAAAAAACATAGATAAGCTCCCTGCTGATGTAAGACGTGAGCTGGCTTTGCTTATGAATAAACATGATCAGAAGAAAAAAGAATCTGAGATTAGATCTAACTTTTTGTCCTTTGTAAAACATGTCTGGCCAGACTTTATCGAAGGTAAACACCATAAAGAAATTGCAGATAAGTTTAATAAACTAGCTGCAGGTAAGATTAAAAGATTAATTATTAATATGCCACCTAGACATACCAAATCAGAATTTGGTTCGTACTTACTCCCTGCTTGGATGGTAGGTAAGAATCCTAAACTAAAAATTATTCAATCTACAAACACTACTGAGTTATCAGTTAGGTTTGGACGTAAAGCAAAACAACTCATGGATTCACCAGAATACAAAGAAGTATTTCAAACTAGATTAAAAGAAGATAGTCAAGCCGCAGGTAAATGGGAAACCCAACAAGGCGGTGAGTATTATGCAGCGGGTGTAGGATCGGCAATTACAGGACGGGGTGCAGATTTGTTAATCATTGATGACCCACACACTGAACAAGATGCTTTGAACTCACAAGCTTTAGATAGAACATTCGAATGGTATACATCCGGTCCTAGACAACGTTTGCAACCTGGCGGATCCATTTTGTTAATCATGACAAGATGGAATGAAAAAGATTTAACTGGTAAATTAATTTCTGCACAGAAAGAACCCAAGGCAGATCAATGGGAGGTAATTGAGTTTCCTGCTATCATGCCATCAGGTAAACCCGTGTGGCCTGAATACTGGAGCAAGAAAGATTTAGAAGGTGTAAAAGCTTCTATACCTGGAAGTAAATGGAACGCTCAATACATGCAGAGTCCTACTTCAGAAGAAGGAGCTTTAATCAAAAGAGAATGGTGGCGTGATTGGGAACACGAAGAGATGCCAATCCTAGAGCACGTTATACAATCTTATGATACAGCATTCATGAAAAAAACAACTGCTGACTTCTCTGCTATTACAACGTGGGGAGTTTTCAGACCTTCTGAAGATGAGCCACCTAATTTAATTTTAGTAGATGCATTTAAGGAACGAGTAGAATTTCCTGAGTTGCGTAGGATCGCGCTTGAACAATACGGCTACTGGAACCCAGAAACAGTTATAATCGAGAGTAAGGCATCAGGATTACCATTAACTTATGAGTTGCGTAAGATGGGTATTCCTGTTATAAATTTTACACCTAGTAAAGGCAACGATAAGCACACTAGGGTTAACTCGGTATCACCTCTGTTTGAGAGTGGCCGAATATGGGCGCCCAAAGAAATGGAGTTTGCACAGGAAGTTATTGAAGAATGTGCAGCTTTCCCATTCGGCGATCATGATGACTTGGTAGATAGTATGACCCAAGCTGTTATGAGGTTTAGACAAGGTGGGTTAGTAGATCATCCTGAAGATTATAAGGATGAAAAACTACCTAAAAAACAAAAGGAGTATTATTAATGGAATTTGAAACTTACGCAGACGTAATTGATTCTTACAATTCTGGTGTAGGAGTTGAGGCAGGAGAATCCTTGACGGACTACATAAAAAGGAATAACATACAAATCAAAGAAATCAGCATGGATCCACTAGGCGATTTCGAAAACATTTTAAAAGGAAGCGCACCTATGGAAAAAGAAGGTATTGAGAGCATTGAAATGGCATCTACAAGCGGCAGCGGTATAGATCCTAATATTAGAATTCAAGACGTTGTAATCGAATTTATTAAAAAATATAATAGAAAACCATCTAGCTTAGATGAGTTAAAAGAATTTTATTTTAAAGAAATGTCATCATCTGATGGAGCTGACTCTAACAGCAGCAATGCTTCACTAGCATCATACAATCCAGGCGATTACGATCAAGACGATATTGATGCTTACGAAAATTACAAATACAATATGAACGAACAAAAACCAGGATTTCCAGTTATGGAGATTGACGAGTTTTTAAGAATGGAGAGATCCAGCATCGCTACTGGAGGACTAGCCGGCGTATTAGGAGTTTAACGTGAAGATCGCTGACTACGGTAAAGCGATGTCTTCGTATATCGAAGCTCCAACAAGATTTGAAAAAAATCTTTCCAAAAAAATTTCAGAACAAGAATCAGACAGACTTCAACTTGCTGAAGGTTCTGATGACCAACCTTTAGTCCCAGCAAAGAAACCTAAACAATTAAAAGATTTATACGAGAGAATAGATAGAGCTGTTCTAGCTATCAGCAGTAATACACTAGCACCTGAATATCTTTTACCTGATTTAGAAAAGATAACACAAGAATATATTGGTGATGGTTTAATCTCTGGAGAAGACGCAAGAAAATTTGCAATCGAAAGAAAAAAATTTTATGACGCTTTCATACAACAGAATGCGGGCGGCACTCTTCCTACATTTGATTTTGATAACGAAGGTAACGAGATAGAAGTTAGTGACGAAGAAATTATAAAACGAATTAATAAAAGTCGTGGAGGACGTATGGGCCTTTCAATTGGTGGAGGACTTATCCACGGTAAAAAATTAGGATCAAGAGAAGGATTTTTTGCCCCTGCAATTTACGGAGCACCGATAGCTCTTAATGTTGCTAGAACGGCAGCTACTCCTTTAATTAGAAAAGGATTAGAAATTGCAGCTGGAACTGGAATAGGTAAAAGATTATCGGATACATTTTTTAGTAAGGAAGATGAAACAGGTAAATCAGTTTCAAATTTAGATACATCAGAAATTAGTAAAGAACCTGATAGTCAACCACCTAAAGAAGATCCACCGAAGTTTGATAAGATAGCACAAGAGTTTTTAATTGAAGAAGCTGTTACTAGATTAAAGAAAAAAGAAATGAACCCTGACAAAAGAGATAATAGAACTAAGTTAGCAGTAGAATTAGATTTACCTGTAACCAGAAGCGGTATGTTTGAAATTAGAAAAGGAGATTTTTTAGATAACAGATTAGAAACTTTAAAAGAAAAAAATGTAAACTTTGATGGTTATTATAGTATACCAGAGATTGCTAATTTGTTAGGCACACAATCAAGTTCAGGTATAAATAGTTTTATAACAGATAAGAAAGTACCTTTTGTTAAAAAAGGTTTATTTAAAGTTGTTAAACTAAATGATTTTTTAAATACATATAAAGGAACTAAAGAACGTATAGATTTAGCTCCTCCACCAGAAATAAATACTTTGGCTAGGGTTGATTTTTTATCTGAGGTTGGAGGAAACTTTTATCAAAGATTTAAAGATATGCGAAGACCAAAATTTTTACCACCAGAGGTAAAAGAAATTTATGAAAAATATAACTTAGGTGAAATAGAAGGTGGTCATCCTTTTCCTGTAGAATTTTTTACAAAAAAATTTGGTAAAAATAATACATTACAAAAAGATAGACAATTTGATTGGATATATAGAAACAAAGATAAATTGTTTAGCAAAAATAATTTAGTGTTTCAAAGTAAAGAAGTAAATAAATTATTCCGTGATAAAATTAAAGATCTTAAAAAACATTATAAAGATTTAGCACCTTTAGTAGATAAGTATGAAGGTAAAGGCGAAGTAACTAATAAAATAGATTTGAAAAAAATAGAAGACATTAATAATGAGATTATAGAAATTATTGGTAAGTCCGAGTTTGATGCAAAAAAATATATTGAAGAAAGTGGTAACAAAGCTGATTTAAAAAGATTTAAAACAGGTGGATTACATGGTGCAATATTCAACACAGATACTGGAGAAGTATCTTTATACACTGGAGCTGGAGAAGGTGCAGGATTTGAAGCCATTGGAAAAGAACCAGAAAATGTGAAATTAAAAATTTTTGGCGATTACGCTGATATTGTAAATAACATTATTACTGATAAAGGTGATAAAGAAACATTTACGAAGTATATCAATCAGAAGTTATTACCAAAATTCCAGAAGGGAGGACCAGTATATGGCAGATACGCGAAACAAATCGCAGGTATATCCTAAGACCTGGCTCCTGCCGCCTGAATCAGGACCCACGCCTCAGGGCTTGAATATTAACTATAATACTGTTAAAAC